GATTTCTGAATTTCAAATCAAAGAAAAAGAACTGGAATCCAAAGGGCTTGAACTATCAGAAAGACAGAAAGACCTAGAAGAAGAACAGAAAATAATAGAACTTCACGAAACTCAAACAAAAAAATATCAAGATGAGATTGTTAAAAACAAAGAAACTGCGAGGAAACTTAAATTAGAGACAGAACAATCAAACATAGAAACAGAACAAACAACTCAAGTTTATAAAGACATCGGAGAACTCAACCAAGAAAAAGCAAAAATAAAAAAAGACATCATCAACTTTAAACAAGAAAAAAGCTCCCTACTATCAAAAGTAGACGAAACAAAAAAAGACGCTCAACAAATTAAAGCCGTACTTGGAAATCATAAAGAAAATAAAGAAAAAATATCCGAAATTCAAAAACAGCATGAGTCAATCAACAGAAGCGTGCTAAGTCTAAAACAGACAATAAGATCTCTATCTGAACAGAATGAACAACTAAAGCTAAATACAAAAAATCAATCAGAATTAGAAAAACAAGTTCAAGACTTAATATCTCAAAAAAATAAAATATTAAAAGATCAACTTAACGCTCAAACATTATTAATAATCAGTAAAGAAAGAGGTGGGCAAGGAGAATTTGTATTAAAGCTTCCCTCTTCTCTTGGAGGGGTTCACGAATTAACAAAAATAACAGAATTCTCTAAAGGCGACATTGAGTCCTATAAAATACTTGTAGATGAAATCGACGCAGAATGCCCGAGTAGAGATCCAGGAGCATTGATTCAGAGTTTTGAATCTAAAATGGCACAAAAGATAAATCCGTCAGTTAATAACAGGGAATACAATAAAAATAAAACGTCCTATAAATTTAACCCTTGACTTTCAAATGAATATCTGATACCCTTAATGGGTGCCAAAATTTAACAAAAGAAAAGTAATACAGAAACTCGTCATAGAGCCAAGTTCTCAAAAAAGAATCTTTTGGGCTCGCGAGATGAAGCTGTTAAATACCATATTAGAAATTTTTCCCGATACAGATTTTTGGGAAAAAGTTAGACTCAGAAAAGTCAACAGTCTAGCGATGTTAAAAACGCAAAAAAGCCTTTCCTTTCTGAGGAAAAAATATAATGAATTTCATTATAAAATTCCAGAAAAAATAGAAATACCTCTTGGAAAAAAAACAGGGGAAGATAAATTTTTCTCGAAAAAACCGAAAACAATCAGACAATTCATAGATGAGTAAAACAAAAGAAATTCAAACAACAGATCAAATTGCAAAATTCCTTGAAGACAAAGACAATAAAAAATATCACTATAATTTTCACGAAAGTGAAGAGTATAAAATTTCAAGCGGAAGTTTAAATTTAGATATAGCCCTTGGAGGCGGACTGCCTAGTGGAGCCCATAGATTTACAGGTATAAATGAGGGAGGTAAAACTAGTTGCGCCATGGCATTTGCAAGAAACTTTCAAAAACACTTTGCCAAAAATGGAATGGTAATCTACATTAAAAGCGAAGGTAGGTTCAGCAAAGAAATGATGGAAAGGTCGGGAATCGATACAGATCCAGAAAAGCTTTTTGTTTTTGATTGTAATATTTTTGAAAAAGTCTTTGAGCTAGTTAGAGACTTGGTCTTTAATAACGATCACGACAAAAAATATATGTTCATCATTGATAGCGTAGACGCTTTATGCAGAATTGGAGATATAGACAAACCGTTTGCTGAATCAGAGCAAGTTGCGGGTGGAGCCTTGATAACTTCTGTTTTCTTAAAGAAAATGGTTCTCCCGATAACTAAAATGGGACACACAATGATCCTAACGAGCCAAGTTAGAGTTGAAGTGGCAACAAACCCCTATGCCGCAAGGGGAGGGCCTAAAGTTAAACAGGCAGGAGGTAACGCGATAAAGCATTATGCTAATTTTATTCTAGAGTTTGAAGAGAGGTATACAGGAGACTTAATGTTCAAAAACCCCACTGCCACCAAGCTCGACGACAAAGGGGAACCTATAGGACATTACTGCAAAATACGTTTTAGAAAAAGCGTTAACGAAAAAACAGGCTCCAGCGTAAGATACCCAATAAAGTACGGGCAAAAAGATGGCAAATCCGTCTGGAGAGCAAGAGAAATATTAGATATGCTTTATCTATTTAATTTGATCCAAAAAAAAGGCGCATGGATATCTGTTTCAGAAGACTTAATAAAAGAACTTCAAGAAAAAGATTTAGAAATTAATGAAAAATTCCAAGGAGAGCAGAGGATAATCGACTTCCTAGAAGAAAACGAAAAGCTTTCTGATTTTCTTTATGAAGATTTTAAGAAACTAACAAATGCGCTTTAAGACTCTAACTGGCGCAATCAGAACAGTTAAGAAGTCAAAAAATTTCTTAATAGACTGGGACGCAAAAAGTCGAAGCAAGATACAATTCAACGTTAAACAATACTTAAAAAAGTATTGGATAAATCATATTGTATTTGAAGAGTTCCCAGTTGCAGGAACAAAACTATCTTTAGATTTTTACAATGCGAATAAAAAAGTCGCCATAGAGGTTCAGGGCCAACAACATACAAAATATGTCCCGTTTTTTCACGGAGGTAATAAAATTAATTATTTAAACCAACTAAAAAGAGATCAAGATAAACTTAAATTCTGTGAATTAAACGACATTCAATTGATCGAGGTATATCAAAACGACAAGCTTGATAAAGATTTATTTGAGAATCATGGATTAATCCTATAATGTGTGTAATATATAATACATGAGCAACGAAGATATTGACCCAGAAAATTTAAATAAATTTAATTTGCCAGAAAAGATCTTAACACAACTTTTTGAGTTTTCTGGATTTACAGACGGAGATAGTGGATTTATACTAACATACGTCAATCAAGATGGAACTCCCTCTATAGTAACAAAGACAAACTCCCCTGTTGTAGAAATGGGCTTAAGGAAAGCTTTAGAGCAATATCTCGAGCAGGTTTCAGCCCAAGGCATTGAATTAAACTTCCCAGGAGAAGGGGGAGACGAAGAAACTCCTTGACTTATTTCTGTTTGTGTGATACCATTGTCTTATGGTATATTCATACGAACTAGAACAACATTTACTCGCGGGATTAATAAAATATCCAGAATCTTACCCGCTGATAGCGTCCTTTATCACAGATAAAGACTTTTTTGACAAAAACAGCATAGTAAACAAAACTATATTTTGTGTACTTAGGCAATCACTCGAAGCTTCAGAAATTCTTGATGAAGTTATCTTGTCTCAAAGAGTGCAATCCCTAGGAATATCTTTTGAGGATAATATAAATATCGCAGACTATATAAAGGCTTTATCTATGAGGCAAATCTCTAAAGATGGAGTGTTGAAGGCCGCGAAAGAACTCAAAAAAATTACAGTACGGAGAGAGATTTATGAGGCATCGATTGATGTTGCTCAAAATATGAAATCTATATCCTCGGCATCAACCTATGACGAAATTGTTTCGGAAGCAGATAAAATATATAATGAAAAAATCAACCTCTACGAAATAGGGGCTAATAATCCAGAAAACCTTTTTGATGAAATGGAGCAATTTATCGAAGAAAGGGGCAACAACCCAATAGATGAATTCGGATTAATGGGTCCCCACCAAAGAGTCAATGAACTTTACGGATCGTTACTTCGGCCAGGAAACATAACAGTCGTAGTAGCAAGAGCGGGGGTAGGAAAAACTCAATTTTGTATGGATTTTTGCACAAAGGTCTCAGCGATAAACAATAACACCCCTATATTGCATTTTGATAATGGAGAAATGAGTAAAGAAGAACTTATTGTTCGACAATGCTCAGCCCTATCTGGAGTACCCATGCATCTACTGGAAACTGGGAGATGGAGACAGGCTGGAGAAGAAGTTATTAACAAAGTCAGGCAAACTTGGAGTAAAATAAAAAACTTCCAATTCTTTTATTATAATGTTGCAGGTCATTCTATAGATAGCATGCTAAACATAATTAGAAGGTTTTACTATTCTGAAGTAGGAAGAGGCAACAGAATGATATTTAGCTTCGACTATATAAAGACTACTTATGAGAGGCAAAATGGAGCAAGCTCCTGGGAGACGGTTGGAAGAATGGTTGATAAATTTAAACAGTTAATACAGAAAGAGCTATGCTTTAATGGCTCACCAACAGTTGCTATGTTAACAAGTGTTCAAAGTAACAGGTTGGGGATAACAAATAACAGAAACTCTGACAACGTAGTCGATGATGAAAGTATTGTTTCTCTTTCTGATCAAATTACTCAGTTTTGCTCTCACCTGTTTCTTCTTCGTCAAAAAACCATGGACGAAATACAAAATGAACCAGAAGGGTTTGGAACTCATAAATTTATATGCCTAAAATATAGATGGCTTGGTAAGGACGTGCACAGGGCGCTGCAACCAATAGAAATGCCAGATGGAAGTAAAAGAAA